ATGCCGGATTTTCATCGCGGGGATGACTGGTGGCGTCACGGTCAGAATCTCTATCTGGATAATCTGGAGGCCACAGGGCTGTATCAGGTGCCGTTGTCAGCGGCGCAGCCGGGCGATGTGCTGCTGTGCTGTTTTGGTTCATCGGTGCCGAATCATGCCGCCATTTACTGTGGTGACGGCGAGCTGCTGCACCATATTCCTGAACAACTGAGCAAACGAGAGAGGTACACCGACAAATGGCAGCGACGCACACACTCCCTCTGGCGTCACCAGGCATGGCACGCATCTGCCTTTACGGGGATTTACAACGATTTGGTCGCCGCATCGACCTTCGTGTGAAAACGGGGGCCGAAGCCATCCGGGCGCTGGCCACACAGCTCCCGGCGTTTCGCCAGAAACTGAATGAGGGCTGGTATCAGGTGCGCATTGCCGGGCGTGATGCAGGCGAAAACGAATTATCTGCCCGTCTTAATGAGCCGCTGGCAAATGGTGCCGTGATCCACATCGTACCGCGTCTGGTGGGAGCTAAAAGTGGCGGTGTGTTTCAGGCGGTGCTGGGGGCAGCTGTTATGGCGGTTGCTATATGGATGCCGGGGGTAGGAATTATGGCGAGTAATCTGCTGTTTTCTCTCGGTGCCAGTATGACGCTTGGCGGTGTTGCACAGATGCTGGCACCGAAAGCCAGAACTCCCCGTACACAGACAACGGATAACGGCAAACAGAACACCTGTTTCTCCTCACTGGATAACATGGTTGCCCAGGGCAATGTCCTGCCTGTTCTGTACGGTGAAATGCGCGTGGGGTCACGTGTGGCATCTCAGGAGATCAGCACGGCAGATGAAGGGGATGGTGGTCAGGTTGTGGTAATTGGGCGGTAATATTATTTACTCATGTTCTAACTGATTTAATATTTATATCGAACACTGATAATTATTCTATTGGTTAGCTATATGAACAAAACGATTTTATTCTGCACGATTATTGCCTTAACAGGATGTAAATCTTTGGATTACGTAAAATCCGGAAAACCTGTAATGGAAGGTAATTCATTAAAAAATATTGATGAATTGTCAGGCTGCATATCCAGACAATGGGCTGGTAATGGAACACCTATAACATCCCTTCCTATTGAGAATGGGGTAAGCCTTTTAGTTCCACAGGCTATGGGGGGATATGATATTGTGCTTGATATCAAAAAAGCAGGAAATGGCAGTAGTTTTACTCTTTATGAACGTGTACCAGCATTAACGCCAAAAATTTTTGCTGATAGTGTTAATGCATGTAAATAATAGTTAATCCTGCCGTAACTCATGAGCCGCCTTTTGGGCGGCTTTGTTGTTTATGGAGTGTGAGGAATGGGTAAAGGAAGCAGTAAGGGGCATACCCCGCGCGAAGCGAAGGACAACCTGAAATCCACGCAATTACTGAGTGTGATCGATGCCATCAGCGAAGGGCCGATTGAAGGTCCGGTGGATGGATTAAAAAGCGTGCTGCTGAACAGTACACCGGTGCTGGACAGTGAGGGGAATACCAACATCTCCGGTGTTACGGTGGTGTTCCGGGCAGGTGAGCAGGAGCAGACACCGCCGGAGGGATTTGAATCCTCCGGTTCCGAGACGGTGCTGGGTACGGAAGTGAAATACGACACGCCGATCACCCGGACCATCACGTCTGCAAACATCGACCGTCTGCGCTTTACCTTCGGTGTGCAGGCACTGGTGGAAACCACCTCAAAGGGTGACAGGAATCCGTCGGAAGTCCGCCTGCTGGTTCAGATACAACGTAACGGTGGCTGGGTGACGGAAAAAGACATCACCATTAAGGGCAAAACCACCTCGCAGTATCTGGCCTCGGTGGTGGTGGGTAACCTGCCGCCGCGCCCGTTTAATATCCGGATGCGCAGGATGACGCCGGACAGCACCACAGACCAGCTGCAGAACAAAACGCTCTGGTCGTCATACACTGAAATCATCGATGTGAAACAGTGCTACCCGAACACGGCACTGGTCGGCGTGCAGGTGGACTCGGAACAGTTCGGCAGCCAGCAGGTGAGCCGTAATTATCATCTTCGCGGGCGCATTCTGCAGGTGCCATCGAACTATAACCCGCAGACGCGGCAATACAGCGGTATCTGGGACGGGACGTTTAAACCGGCATACAGCAACAACATGGCATGGTGTCTGTGGGATATGCTGACCCACCCGCGCTACGGCATGGGGAAACGTCTTGGTGCGGCGGATGTGGACAAATGGGCGCTGTATGTCATCGTCCAGTATTGCGATCAGTCAGTGCCGGATGGCTTTGGTGGCACGGAGCCGCGCATCACCTGTAACGCTTACCTGACCACACAGCGTAAGGCGTGGGATGTGCTCAGTGATTTCTGTTCGGCGATGCGCTATATGCCGGTATGGAACGGGCAGACGCTGACGTTCGTGCAGGACCGACCGTCGGATAAGGTGTGGACCTATAACCGCAGTAATGTGGTGATGCCGGATGATGGCGCGCCGTTCCGCTACAGCTTCAGCGCCCTGAAGGACCGCCATAATGCCGTTGAGGTGAACTGGATTGACCCGGATAACGGCTGGGAGACGGCGACAGAGCTTGTTGAAGATACGCAGGCCATTGCCCGTTACGGTCGTAACGTCACGAAGATGGATGCCTTTGGCTGTACCAGCCGGGGGCAGGCACACCGCGCCGGGCTGTGGCTGATTAAAACGGAGCTGCTGGAAACGCAGACCGTGGACTTCAGCGTGGGTGCAGAAGGGCTTCGCCATGTACCGGGCGATGTCATTGAAATCTGTGATGATGACTATGCGGGTATCAGCATCGGCGGGCGCGTGCTGGCGGTGAACAGCCAGACGCGGACACTGACGCTCGACCGTGAAATCACGCTGCCATCCTCCGGCACCACGCTGATAAGCCTGGTTGACGGACAGGGGAATCCGGTCAGCGTGGAGGTCCAGTCCGTCACCGACGGCGTGAAGGTGAAAGTGAGCCGTGTTCCTGACGGCGTTGCCGAATACAGCGTGTGGGGGCTGAAGCTGCCGACGCTGCGCCAGCGCCTGTTCCGCTGCGTGAGTATCCGTGAGAACGATGACGGCACGTATGCCATCACCGCCGTGCAGCATGTACCGGAAAAAGAAGCCATCGTGGATAACGGGGCGCACTTTGACGGCGACCAGAGCGGCACGGTGAATGGTGTCACGCCGCCAGCGGTGCAGCACCTGACTGCCGAAGTCACCGCAGACAGCGGGGAGTATCAGGTACTGGCCCGCTGGGACACGCCGAAGGTGGTGAAGGGCGTGAGCTTCCTGCTTCGCCTGACCGTGACAGCGGACGATGGCAGTGAGCGGCTGGTCAGCACGGCCCGGACGACGGAAACCACATACCGCTTCAGGCAGCTGGCGCTGGGGCGTTACATGTTGACGGTCCGGGCGGTAAATGCGTGGGGACAGCAGGGCGATCCGGCGTCGGTATCGTTCCGGATTGCCGCACCGGCAGCGCCGTCGCGGATTGAGCTGACGCCGGGCTATTTTCAGATAACCGCCACGCCGCATCTTGCCGTTTATGACCCGACGGTACAGTTTGAGTTCTGGTTTTCGGAAAAGCGGATTACCGATATCAGGAAGGTTGAAACCACAGCGCGCTATCTTGGCACGGGGCTGTACTGGATAGCCGCCAGTATCAATATCAAACCGGGCCATGATTATTATTTTTACGTTCGCAGTGTGAACACCGTTGGCAAATCGGCATTCGTGGAGGCTGTTGGTCAGCCGAGTGATGATGCATCCGGTTATCTGGATTTTTTCAAAGGCGAGATAGGGAAAACCCATCTGGCTCAGGAGCTGTGGACGCAGATTGATAAAGGTCAGCTTGCGCCTGACCTGGCTGAAATCAGGACGTCCATTACGGATGTCAGCAATGAAATCACGCAGACTGTCAATAAGAAACTGAAAGACCAGAGTGCGGCAATCCAGCAGATACAGAAGGTTCAGGTTGATACAAATAATAATCTGAACAGCATGTGGGCTGTGAAGCTGCAACAGATGAAGGACGGACGCCTTTATATTGCGGGTATCGGTGCCGGTATTGAGAATACGCCAGCAGGAATGCAGAGTCAGGTGCTGCTGGCGGCAGACAGGATTGCGATGATTAATCCTGCGAATGGCAACACAAAGCCGATGTTTGTTGGTCAGGGCGATCAGATATTCATGAACGACGTGTTCCTGAAACGCCTGACGGCTCCGACCATAACCAGCGGCGGTAATCCTCCGGCATTTTCCCTGACACCTGGCGGACGGCTGACGGCGAAAAATGCCGATATCAGCGGTAACGTGAACGCGAACTCCGGGACGCTCAACAACGTCACGATTAATAAGAACTGTCGGGTTCTGGGAAAATTGTCCGCGAACCAGATTGAAGGCGATCTCGTTAAAACAGTGGGCAAACCTTTCCCACGGGACTCCCGGGCACCGGAGAGGTGGCCATCAGGGACCATTACCGTCAGGGTTTATGACGATCAGCCGTTTGATCGGCAAATTGTTATTCCCGCGGTGGCGTTTCGCGGTGCTAAACATGAGCGGAAGAATAACAATATTTATTCGTCATGCCGCCTGATAGTGAAGAAAAACGGTGCTGAAATTTATAACCGAACGACCCTGGATAATACGCTGATATATACGGGTGTTATTGATATGCCTGCCGGTCACGGTCACATGACGCTGGAGTTTTCTGTATCGGCATGGCTGGTAAATGGCTGGTATCCCACAGCAAGTATCAGCGATTTGCTGGTTGTTGTGATGAAGAAAGCCACTGCAGGCATCACGATTAGCTGAATTTTATAACCCAGATACGGGCACCAGAAATGGTGCCTTTTTTATTGCAGAAAAGCGAGAGGTAATTATGCGTAAAGTTTGTGCAGCCATTTTGTCCGCAGCCATCTGTCTGGCTGTATCCGGTGCGCCTGCATGGGCGTCTGAACATCAGTCCACGCTGAGCGCCGGGTATCTTCAGCCCCATACTGATATGCCAGGCAGCGATGACCTGAAGGGCATTAACGTGAAATACCGTTATGAGTTTACGGACACGCTGGGGCTGGTGACGTCATTCAGCTATGCCAACGCTGAAGATGAGCAAAAAACGCATTACAGCGATACCCGCTGGCATGAGGATTCCGTGCGTAACCGCTGGTTCAGCGTGATGGCGGGGCCGTCTGTGCGCGTGAATGAATGGTTCAGCGCGTATGCGATGGCGGGCGTGGCTTACAGCCGTGTGTCGACCTTCTCCGGGGATTATCTCCGCGTAACTGACAACAAGGGGAAAACGCACGACGTGCTGACCGGAAGTGATGACGGTCGCCACAGCAATACCTCTCTGGCGTGGGGGGCTGGCGTGCAGTTTAACCCGACCGAATCCGTGGCCGTTGACCTTGCTTATGAAGGTTCCGGTAGTGGCGACTGGCGAACGGATGCATTTATTGTTGGTATCGGATACCGTTTCTGACAACAGACGCCGATTTATCTTCTGTAAATATTGTTATGATACGCAGGTTCATCCACCTTATGGGGTGAACTGCGTTTGAGGAAACGTAAAGTTACACTGTCCTGAAGCCCGTGGCGTCACTGCTGCGGGCTTTTTTTATTGGTGGAAAGTATGACAGTAAAAATTTCTGGCGTGCTTAAAGATGGCACAGGAAAACCAGTACAGAACTGCACCATTGTGCTGAAGGCCAGACGAACCAGCAGCACGGTGGTGGTGAACACGGTGGCCTCTGAAAATCCGGATGAAGCCGGACGTTACAGCATGGATGTTGAGCATGGTCAGTACAGCGTCACCCTGCTGGTTGAAGGTTTTCCGCCTTCACATGCCGGGACCATTACCGTCTATGAAGGTTCCAGACCAGGTACGCTAAATGATTTTCTCGGTGCCATGACGGAGGATGATGTCCGACCGGAGGCATTGCGCCGCTTTGAGCAGATGGTGGAAGAGGTGTCACGTAACGCCTCCGCGGTTGCACAGAATACGGCAGCCGCGAAAAAATCAGCCAGCGATGCCAGTGCATCAGCCAGCGAGGCGGCAACTCATGCAACCGATGCTGCAGCCTCAGCACGTGCCGCAAGCACGTCAGCCGGACAGGCCGCGTCGTCGGCTCAGTCAGCGTCTTCCAGCGCAGGAACGGCATCGACAAAGGCCCGTGAAGCAGCAAAAAAGTGCTGCTGCTGCAGAGTCATCAAAAAGCGCGGCAGCTACCAGCGCCAGTGCCGCGAAAACGTCAGAAACGAATGCCGCAGCATCACAAAAATCGGCAGCCACTTCTGCATCCACAGCGACCACGAAGGCGTCAGAAGCTGCCACCTCGGCACGGGGTGCGGCGGCTTCAAAAGAGGCAGCGAAATCTTCAGAAACGAATGCATCATCAAGTGCCAGTAGTGCAGCTTCCTCGGCAACGGTGGCAGGAAATTCCGCGAAGGCGCAAAAACGTCCGAGACGAACGCTAAGTCTTCTGAAACAGCAGCGGGACAGAGCGCCTCAGCTGCGGCAGGCTCAAAAACAGCGGCTGCGTCGTCTGCCAGTGCCGCGTCAACAAGTGCCGGGCAGGCCTCAGCCAGTGCTAGCGCCGCCGGAAAATCGGCAGAAAGCGCCGCATCATCCGCTTCAACAGCCACAACGAAGGCTGGCAAAGCCACTGAGCAAGCCACTGCAGCAGCGAGGTCTGCTTCTGCAGCAAAAACCTCTGAAACAAATGCAAAGACTTCAGCAGACAATGCTGCTTCCTCTAAGGCGGCTGCCGCATCGTCAGCCAGTTCAGCGGCGTCATCGGCATCATCTGCGTCTGCTTCAAAAGATGAGGCGACCAGACAAGCGTCAGCAGCGAAAGGTAGTGCCACGACAGCAACAATGAAAGCATCAGAGGCAGCTGGTAGTGCGACGGCGGCAGCTCAGAGCAAAAGTACGGCGGAATCCGCGGCAACGCGCGCCGAGACAGCAGCAAAACGGGCAGAGGATATTGCATCCGCCGTGGCGCTGGAGGATGCGAGCACGACGAAAAAGGGGATAGTACAGCTCAGCAGTGCGACCAACAGCACTTCCGAGTCACTGGCGGCAACGCCAAAAGCGGTTAAGGCGGTAATGGGTGAAACGAACAAGAAAGCGCCCTTAAATAGTCCTGCACTGACCGGAACGCCAACAACACCAACTGCGCGACAGGGAACGAATAATATCCAAATCGCAAGCACGGCTTTCGTTATGGCTGCGATTGCCGCCCTTGTAGATTCGTCACCTGACGCACTGAATACGCTGAACGAGTTAGCGGCGGCGCTGGGAAACGACCCGAATTTTGCGACCACCATGACTAACGCGCTTGCGGGTAAGCAACCGAAAGATGCCACCCTGACGGCGCTGGCCGGGCTTACTACTGCGGCAGACAAGTTTCCGTATTTTACGGGGAATGATGTCGCCAGCCTGGCAACCCTGACAAAAGTCGGGCGGGATATTCTTGCGAAATCGACTGTTGCTGCCGTTATCGAATACCTCGGTTTACGAGAACTCGGCACAAGCGGGGAGAAAATACCGTTACTCAGTACAGCGAATACCTGGACTAATCGACAAACATTCAGCGGTGGCCTTTCTGGTGAACTATCCGGCAATGCTTCTACAGCTGCAAAATTAAAAACTGCCAGGAAAATAAGCAATGTGGCTTTTGATGGTTCCTCCGATATCACATTAAAAGCAAGTCATGTTGGTGCGTTTGCCTTAGGGAAAACAGGAAGCACCGTTGCGAATGATAAAGCAGTTGGATGGAACTGGAGTAGCGGAGCCTATAACGCAACTATTAGAGGTGCATCAACGTTAATTATTCATTTTTATATGGGAGAAGGAAGTTGTCCTGCAGCTCAGTTTCGGATTAATTATAAAAATGGCGGTATTTTTTATCGTTCAGCCCGTGATGGTTATGGTTTTGAAGCCGACTGGTCCGAATTTTACACCACCACCAGAAAACCTTCAGCAGGAGATGTTGGTGCACTGCCGTTATCTGGTGGTCAACTGAATGGTGCACTGGGTATCGGAACAGCCAGTGCTCTTGGCGGTAATTCGATTGTATTGGGTGATAATGATACGGGCTTTAAACAAAATGGCGATGGTAATCTGGATGTTTATGCTAATAACGTCCATGTTATGCGCTTTGTCTCCGGAAGCATTCAAAGTAATAAAACCATAAATATTACGGGACGTGTTAATCCCTCGGATTACGGTAACTTTGATTCCCGCTATGTGAGAGATGTCAGACTTGGCACACGAGTTGTTCAGACCATGAAGAAAGGCGTGATGTATGAAAAATCAGGCCATGTAATCACGGGGCTTGGTATTATCGGTGAAGTCGATGGTGATGATCCGGCAGTATTCAGACCAATACAAAAGTTAATTAACGGAACATGGTATAACGTATCGCAGGTATAATCATGCAGCATTTAAAAAACATTGTCGCAGGTAATCCAAAAACCGTTGAACTGAGGTAGCCTGAGTTTAACGGACACTCCTTCCTGAAATAGAATGGCATCAGAAGGAGCTAATAATGAGCAGAAAAAACCAACGTTACTCTAAAGAGTTCAAAGCCGAAGCTGTCAGAACGGTTCTTGAAAATCAACTTTCGATCAGTGAAGGCGCTTCCCGATTATCCCTTCCTGAAGGCACTTTAGGACAATGGGTTACCGCCGCCAGAAAAGGGCTCGGTACTCCTGGTTCCCGCACGGTGGCTGAACTGGAATCTGAAATTCTGCAACTGCGTAAGGCGTTAAATGAAGCTCGCCTTGAGCGAGATATATTAAAAAAA